CCCCCACCCTTAGCCGCCTCTGCGGCCATCTGCTCCTGCTTCGCGGCCTCCACTTCCTCATCTGATGGCTCCCTGAAGTCGAATGTGAGGTACTTGTCATCTATCTGGTCACGCAATTTCGCCTCATAGCCAGACTGTTTCATCTGCATCATATTGCGGATAGCCATCTCATCTCGACGTAGTTGCATTATCTCGTCCTCCTCCTCATGCGGAGTCAATGTGATTTCCCACTCAGTTATGCCGAATGCATCCAGCAATTGAGGGAATACGAGTCTGTTATACACTGATTGGGAATAGGATATCGACCTGTTGCTGACCACGATCTGCATACCTTCGTTATTCAGACCACCACCCGAAACGTCATTCATGAACACGTTGGATACGCCATAGAATGCCGATATGCGCTGTCGGATGTCGTCTTTGATAGGAATGTACTGGAGTTCCTCAAGCGTATCCATCATACGGACATACTCAAGTCCTCCACGACCGGATTCGGTTTCGACACCGATAGTCGGGATGTAATTCGGGTCACGCTCAAGATGCTCCTGAATGTTCCTTGCTGTTCTCTCAACCGTTTCCATGTTGGATGACTTGATGACCATGACTCCACGAGGCATCCTGCGCTTCTGATAGGCCGAATAGACGTAGTTATCCATAGCGATGAGGGTGTTCACCTGTCGCCACATGGTAGCAACAGGACTGCGGCCATACAGTTTGGATGGCGACCATTTGCTGATATGAATCATTTCACCTTCGGTATATACCTGACCATTACCCACGCCCGCGAGATTGATGTAATGGATAGGTACGACAGGCATTCCTGAAATCGGACACATCTTCTTGGGATCACTTGTCCGATAAGAACGGTCGATGAGGCTCGTGTACTGCGTTCCACCGCGTATTCCACGCTTATCGGACATGATTCGCATGAATATGGGATCTGCTCTGGATACCTCTTGGATTCTGAAGAACATGGGCTTTCGGGAATCAGGATCAACGAAATACTCCTTTGTCATGACGAGATATGCATCATCGACTATGTTCAAGTCCATCTCCACTTCCCGAAGCACGTCGATGAAGGTCTGAGTCATCCGGTTGTTTTTCTTCAACACGGTTTCAGCATACTCTATCTGACCACGGTCAGCCTTTCGCAATTCACCACCACACGCCTTGCATTTATCGACCTGTTGTTGGTACTCCTGCTCACATTCACTGCATTTGACTACGAACTTGGCTTTCCAGTCCCATCCTTTACGGAATGTTTCGACCGTCAGGTGTTGAAGGATAGAACGCAGAACCATGCATTCGTAAGCCGCCGCGTAAAGCGCAGGGATGGTGATGCCCTGAAGCAACGGCGGCTCTTGGACACCGGCTGTGAACAGAGGCATAGAGGGAATCGGAGTAGTATGACGTTCCATGTCCATCCCGATGGCCGCGAACAGTCGTTCCATCCGCTTCTCATCAACTGCCAACAGTCACCACCTCCTCTCTCATACTGTCCAAATCATCGGTCGAGATATTGTGCTTTCGTAGCAAGCGACCCCTATCCTTTGGTTTCAGTGAGTCATATGCAATGAGTATGAGCGCATCCTTATCCCCCTGCAACGCTTTTAGCATTCTCACTGCTTCAGGCGAGTGACCATTGAGATGCGGCACGGCCACTTCCAATGCCTTCAACACCGCCTTCTCACCCTCTATGATGAGCCGAGAACCCCGTGCTTCGATATTCTCGACATCTATCTCCTCTTTGAGAGCCGTGGCATACCACGGAGCCGTAGGAGCGGAAAATCTCATCTCAATACGAGGATAAAACCGCGAATCCATCTTGAATACGCTGTTATTCTCTATCAGTCCTGCTATGAAGCGATCTGCATCCTTGAGAAGCACGTCACGCCGCCTCACATCATAGAACAGACCCCGCCCAACGGATTTACTGAATTGACCCACAGAAATGATATCGTACAGGAAACCGTGGGACTTGATGAGAGATGATATCTCAGCCGGACTCGCTTGGACACCGTATGACTTCAATGTCTGAGCATTCAACGCTCCCCTTCCATCCAATGCAGTTCTGCATTTGAGCAGAATGTTGCGTTCCCGATTTGACAGCCGCTCTGATGTGTCTATGGTAGTGCGCCATAACTTCTCAGCCTCTCTCTTACCTCCCTTACCAGAGGATATCCAACATTTGACGAATCTGCGAAACGGCAAATCCAAGCGTTCTGCGTTCTTATTCAACGCATCATAATCCATATCCGTCATCGGCAATTCATCCACCAATGATGAAGAAACACCAACGAAATGCGCGAGTATTGCTTCCTTCTCCATTCTCAGCAGTGGTTGAATAGCATCTAAAGTCACGAGATCATTCGCCTTCACCAGAATCTCAGTCAATTCACTTCCAGTGATTCCGAAACTGTCGATGAACCATGAACGAGTGATAAGAGGATAGGGAGACTTTGCGGGTAGTTTGGTTCCGGGCATATCAGGGCTATCACTACCTTCCATGTCTAAACCCTCAATCCCTGCATCTTGTCGAATATCAACAGGCTTCGCGGCGGCGTTCCTCTCCTTCTTCTTCGCCGCATCGAGATTCGCTTCGGCCATCTCTGTTTCATCTGCGGCCATCTGTTCCTGCTCATTCAATTTATACAGCGAGTCAGCGAGGCTTTCAATACCTTGCACTGGAGTGATGTACTGCTTATGCATCTGTCCACCCCAAACGCTTCTGCCAGACCTCGGCATCGAGGATGATTATGTTCTCTCGATACTCCTTCGTAGCCTGTACTGAGAGTGCAAGTGCTATCACCATGTCATCGTGCGCTCCGAGGCTCTCCATCTTGCCGTTATCCAGCATCGTGAACATCGACAGTTCGGTCATAAGCGTAATCATGTGACGCTGTGTCGAACCTTTATTGGAAAATGGGATTGCGAGATGCTTCTGCTCAAAGTGGAGTTGCAGTGAGTGAATCAATGCCTCCTTCTTCATCCGATTCATGTTGAACGGCTTGATGGGCAGGTCACTGATTTCCCTCAGTACCTGATTGAATGCCATAGCGAAGTTGTTGGTTTCCAGTTCTATTATAATCGGATTGAATCGAGCATTGAGTTCGATGATCTTGTCTATCTGTGAATTGAAGTCCATACCCTTCTCATGATGGACATGAATGATACGCTTGTGACGATTCTCATCCATCGCTATGACAATCATACAGGTGTAATCGGCCCTTCTATCGGGACTGATTGCCGGATCCCAACCAATGTAGTAGTTCAATGCCTCATCTGGAGAGGGGTGGTATGAAAGTGAAAGTGATTCGTCTTTCGCTCCATCAAGCATCTCCTCTGGAAACAGGCTCGCTTCGCTCGCAATCGGTTTGCACAGGTACTCGCGTGTGAATGCTATCGAAGTCATCTCCCCCTTCCTCACGTTAAGAGCCTCCAATGACCATCTCTCAGGCCACAGTGGATCCCCAGTCTGCTCGCTTATCGAAGGATACTCCTTAACCCAATACCCATCCAATTTCTTCAATTCAGCATACAGATCTGTGAATGAGAATGGCGTACCTACAATGCATAATTGCGCTGTGTGATGGAGAACAGGAAGTAATGCGGTATAGAACCACGTTGATATCGCCTTGAGTTGAGTGCTGGCCTCGCTCGATAGGATATCGTCAAGAACCACTATGTCAGGGTGCGCCCCACGAACCGCCTTTCCGACTGACATAGCACGGACTGAAGACTTGTTGGTGAATCGGAATAACTGCTTGGCCCAACCACGCTTAGGCTTGAGATGCGCCAAAGCAGGAGTGGTCACAATCAACTCATCCATCTTACTCATGTGATCTATCGACTGATGCTGACTGTGACTGAAGAACAGAACCTCAGTTCCGGGGTTATACGTCATCTTCCACAGGATATAACACCTGAAGAACACCGATTTACCGTGGTCACGGCTTGCGATGATGCAGACCTTGTTATTGCTCTCGGCTCCCTCAAACCACTCATTATGAAAACCCGTCAGTTGATACCCACAGATATCCTCAAAGAAGAAGCGGAAATCGCGTTTGCCCATGTCATAATCGACCTTGCTGGTCAATTGTACCATTGCGTTAGTCATTCCGCCACCCTGCCGGTAATAAACTCGTGTCGTCCTGCGTTTCCTTATCAGCATCAAGAAGCAGATTAGTGGGCAACAACGAGAGATTGTCGCCTTCCACCATACTGAATCCGGCTTTCCCTAACCTCTGCAACGGAGTTTCCTCCTTCATGATTATCGGGTCTGAAACCGGAATCGACCTCTCAGGCGGCTTCTTCTTATTGATGGCGAGGACACTTCTGAAATCGGTGAATGGATTGGCATGAGGGTTCTTCACAACGGTCCAAGCGTCATCCACCGCCTGTTCACCTCTGATGACTTCGCCTGTTTTCTGGTCTATCGCTTGAGTACCGGGCATAGGATAGTACACATTTGACGGGACTCTGGTATGCCTCATACCTATCGTATGCTTCTTGCCATATGGAACTTTTTTCCAGTCAGGTGAAGTGTACGCTCCACCCGCTACGGTGGGCCTTTTCATACTCAGTATCTGGGCTTCGGATTCAGATACAACATTTGACGGATCAGCCTCATGAAAATATTCTAAGCCATCAGCACCGCTTCTGACATACCACCCAGTTTTGTTATCGAGTTTCATCGGGTTCCCCTGTGAAGTGAGCAAAGGTATGGCAGATTCAATGCCTTCCAAAGCAATCTTTGGATCATCAGTCAATTTCGTCTGAAACTCCCTCATACCGCCTTTGTACTTCCTCCCCGTCAATCCCTCCGGGCGCGTTTCAGGGAATCGGAAATCCTGTTGCTCCTCAGTAAAAGCCTCCAATTCCGATTCATTCGTAGGAGCCTTCAATGGTTTCGTCGTATCGGCCAACTTACCCTCATTCAATGCCTCCTTCTCAGGGGGTTGCATTACTACATCACTGGGCTTAGGAATCACAGCACCCCCCGGTGGCTTCGGCGGCTCGCTTACCACCGGCTCCTCTGTCTTTCGCTCAGGAGGGGATGGCAACAACCTCGCTAAGTCGGTTATTGGCCCCGGTGGTTCACTTGTCTGCTCCTCGACTATCTCAGTGATATCAGGTTTCACAGCATTCCCCGGTGGGTCTGGTGGTCTTCGTCTTTCAGTGATAGGTGGGCCACCATCATCAGAATCATCATCATCATCGAAGACACGATTGGCTTCATCCAGACTCATCCCTTCTGGGGCAATCTCCTCGACAGCAGGTTCTGGCTCTGCTACTTGCGTAGCAACATCAGGCTGGATACCCGCTAACTGCTCACGAGTCGGGCGACCTCCGGTGTCTATGAGGAGTTGCCGCAATTTCATGGAATAGGCTGTTCTATTCGCACGAGATTCTTCGGAATGATAGACTGCATTCTTCGACTGCCGCAGTTTTCTCCCTGTCTTGAAATCATCTATCCATCCCTTCTCGATGTCATACACGGAATCCCATGCGATGTCGAAGGCATCATCGGTAGGCATTACGAATGGCCTCCGTGGTTGCTCGCTCACGGGCCTCCATTCGGGTTTTCTGGAGATTCCAGTGATCGTCCAAGAACTCCGTCCCGTCAGCGCGAATCACATTGGCGTTTGTCGCCCCACCGGCCCCCGCCGCAAGATTAGCCAACTGTTTCTTGCCTCTAAGGCGTTGAAGCATTCCATAAGCGGGGCGCAACCCCAGTGTAGCAACGCCAGCCCCCACGCCTCCTAACGATGT